CTGGAAGTAGCGTACAACATCTACAAAGATGCTTGTGACGCTTGCGTCGCTGAGGTCTCTCATCGTGACCTAAAGACTATACGGTCACGCGTCAATGATGAGGGTATCTCGTTTCTAACGATAACCCTACCATCCTTCGCTTCAGACTTTGAAAATTGTCTGGAGAACGGGATGATCGACTCAACACATTTCCGATGTTTCAGGAAGTGTGGAGCAATCCCTGCATTTTTGCAAGGTATGCTCAGTCGCATTTTTGACAAAGAGACAGGAAGGATTAACGATGTTAAAGTACTTAGTTCCCCAGATACTATCGCTCCTACTATTGCAGCTATCAGACAAATTTGTCTTAGCTTCAAAAAGGTGGAGCTTCCGTGCACCCCCGAAAGGGAGCGCGCGGCTCTGGAGAATTTCATCGCTACTGAACGCTCCTTTGAGATGTTCACGCTGCCGAGAGAGCAACAAGAAAAGTATAACCTTGTTTGCTTTATGCTTTGGAATCGTATCATGCGTACTATACGCCTGGACACGTTACTTCCTAGGCATGGACCCGGCGCCACCGCCGAACGCGTTTCTGGAAATCAGAAGTTCGTTTGGCGGCGTTGGCATCATCGGCTCGAGCCTTATCTCCCTCTTATTGATGGTGGCTACCCTACTTCTTGTGGGGAACCTGCTAACAATACGGAGGAGCTGGAGCTGGTCGAGATGGTGTTTGAGGGTGAAGAGCAACCCGTTAGGGTTACTCCAGTCCCCAAAACGCTCAAAGGACCCAGAATCATCGCTATAGAACCCTGCTGTATGCAATATGCACAGCAAGGGATTCGCCGTGAGTTATACTCGCGTATCGAATCATATGGTCTCACTCGAGGTCACATCAACTTCCGTGACCAAAGTGTGAACCAAGTTCTGGCGCTGAGTTCGTCGAAAGATGGTCGGTTAGCAACAATCGATCTTAAGGACGCTAGTGACAGAGTCCCTGTTGATCTAGCCCTTGAAATGTTCCAAGGGAACCCCGATTTACGGGATTTTATTGGAGCTTGTCGATCGACACGTGCAGAAATGCCTGATGGCTCAATAATTGGGCCACTGCGCAAATTTGCATCAATGGGTAGCGCTCTGTGTTTTCCAGTGGAGGCCATGTATTTTTACACTATATGTGTAATGGCTCTGCTGGATGTCCACAACCTTCCTGTAAGTCCCAGAAACATATATAACGTTTCTAGGGACGTCTACGTTTATGGCGATGACATTGTTGTCCCATCAGACGTAGCGACTGCTGTTCTTGATCGGCTACGCGAATACAATTGTATGCCGAATAGCCGCAAGACTTTCTATCGTGGAAACTTTAGAGAGTCCTGTGGAGTTGACGCGTACTTAGGTATTCCGGTAACACCGGTTTACGTGGGTACGGCGTTTCCAAAGAACAGGCGGCAAGTGCGTGAGATTTTATCATGGGTTGCGACCGCTAACCATTTCTATAAGAAAGGGTATATGCGTTCGGCCCTATCGGCCTTTGATAGGCTCGAGAAGATACTGGGAGTATTACCCTCAGTATCGGAGACGTCTCCTGCACTTGGTCGTAACTTCCACTGGGTATCTCCGAAACCACTCAAAAAGAGGTGGAACGAGAAATACCAGCGCCTAGAGATTAGGTGTTGGGTACCAGGCCCAGTCTACCGTACTGATAGACTGGAGGGTTACGGTGCACTTCAGAAAAGTTTAATGCGACTCAACAGTCGTGAGACAATTGAGCCGTACAAAACTCGTAGCAAGATGCCGGTGGACAGCTTTCTCGAGAGAATTAATCGAGAAGCCTCCATCGATGTCAAGCATCTGGAGCGTTCCGCGCTGCACGGCGCAGCCGCATTACATCGCCGTTGGGTTCCCGCTGATAAGGCGGAACTGTCGGTCTAAACCGATCTGGGAG